ATCCTTAAGTTGCTACATGGTTTTGTCATGGACATTTGACACATTTTTTGTTCCGGTATAGAGAACATTTATAAGAACACTGTTCCTGTATATAGAACATTTATAAGAACACTGTTCCTGTATATAAAACATTTATTTAATCCTCGACAGCAAGTGCTTGACTTGAGTTGGACTCCACTCAAGGTTGCCCCTTGGCGTAGTTAGCCCCTCGGCTGTGAAAACTGCACCGATCTCTCTGAGGGTGTAAGCATTGCGATTCTTTTTGAGGATCGCTTTTACAGTTGGAGCCACTCTCTCTGCAAAACTTTGAGCCTTAGCAGAGTTGACTGCATTGCCAGCTTTAGAGCCAATCTCTGGCCTTGGTGAACCAAGTTTTATCTTGCCTTCCTTTTTGATCTTGGCCAGTGCAAGCTTGGTCTTTTCACCAATTCTCTTGTTTTGCCATTCCTGAAATACTTGTCGCATGACCAGCATCTCACGGGTGGCTGCTGGGAAGTCTGCGCAGACAAATTCAGCCTTGGTGTCTTTAAGCAAGACCTCTGTGAAAGCTGCATCTGTACTGAGCTTATCTAGGGTGGCGATCAGGAGCTTGGCCTTTTTCTTTTTGCAGACTGCTATGGCCTCTGCAAGGGCTGGGCGAGTCTTGGCAAACTTGGTTTCGTTCTCTGTGTAGTCAGCAACCAGAACTGCTTTGTTCTCAACCAGAAACTTATCAACTGTTTGCTTTTGCGAAGCCAAGCTGTTGGAGGTTTTCACCTTTGCAAACAGCCTGTAATACGCGACAAACTTTCGATTTTGGGTGGTCATTTTTTGCTTTCTGAGCTTTATCTGCTCTGTTGTACAAGTCCTAAATGTATATCAGCAATTTAACTTGTGCAAGCCTCAATTGCATATTTTTTAAATTATTTTCACTCAAGGCTTGTTTGTACAACACCCAAATGCTATATTTGCGGATATATCTTCCAGACATACACCATGAAAATTGCCAAAACAAAGCCCTTTCTGATGCGATTAAAGCCAGAGACAAAGAGTCTGCTGGTTAAGGCCAAAGAGGATCAGCGCAGATCGATTTCAAGCCTGATTGATGAGTCTGTGAGGGTTCAGTTGGGGTATCGCTACGGCACTCTGGATGGCCTTAAACCTGAGACTGAGCCACAAGCATGAACAACTCTTACGCATTCCCCGCCATGCACATTGACTTGGCAGAGCACGAACACGGCATGACCTTGCGTGACTACTTTGCGGCTCATTCAATTCAAACAGCCATGTTTATGGTCAAGCATGATTTTGAAAATGAAGGCACATTTTTTAATTGGGATAAAAACGAAAGAGAAATAGTAGCTAGTCGAGCATATACGTTAGCAGACGCAATGTTGGAAGCAAGGGACAAGACATGAGCAACAGAGTTGTGTTCACTTTGCTTGTCATTTTTAACCTTGCTTGCTGGGCAATGGTCATTTATTTCATTGGATTGGGCATGAAATGAAACCTATTCCTGACTGCCCGAAAGGTGCATTTGAAGCTGAGATCACTATCAGTGACATTGATTTCATTTGTCATCTTGACTATGTGCCAGCAGAGCAAGGCTCCAGAGGCTCACTAGGCGATCCATACGAGCCAGACATCGATGAGTCAATGGTTTTGCTGGCTGTCTACGTTGCTCGGCCTGATTCAGACATTCAGTCATTCATTGCAACAACATTTTTAGACCAAATAGAGCGTAAAGCATTAGCTCATTTCAAGGACAACACCCCATGACATACAGGGAAGCCAACCTCATTTTGAATATGGTTCGCAAGGGTGAGCCAGTGCCATCGGAAATCGTCAATGAGGCTCTCTATATGACAGGCGATGCCCCAATCATTCGTGATGTCCCCTGCCCTCAGCTTGAAAACTTTTTGGGTGCAATGAGAGAGGCTGGCCTGTTATGAGACTGGCTGCAAGGGTTGACGCTAACCAACAGGCCATTGTTTCTGCTTTGCGGGCTGTGGGGGCATACGTCTGGATCATTGGCTTACCCGTTGACCTCCTGGTCGGTTACCGAAACCACACGTTTTTGGTGGAGATAAAAACAAATTCAAAGAAGAAATTTACCCCTTTACAGGATGACTTCTTTGAAAACTGGAAGGGCGGCACTCTGGCACGAATTGACAGTCCTGAGTCGGCACTGCGAATGCTAAAGGTAATTAAATGAGCTTTGCTGCACACCAAATTTCACTGCCAAACAGTCTAAAAAATAGCAGTCAATACAAACATTGTCACAAGTGTGAGGCTAAGAAACCACCAGAAGGTGGAGTTCAAACAAGCACTCAGCGGTGGTATTGCGCAGTCTGCTGGGTGGACAAGATGAAGGCTTACAAATGACAAAAGAACAAGCACTAAGGATTGCCTTGGATGCGCTTGGCCCTAATCCTCCTGATTGCTGTGGTTGCCAAGCAGATTGGCAGATTGCCATTGACGCAATAAAAGCGGGATTAAAGGCTCAGGATGAGTTTGATTTGACAGCCCAAGCGCACCTTTTGCATTCAACAATTAAATCCGCAATCAATACCGAGCGCGAGAACTGCGCAAGGCTTTGTGATGCTTATGAGTTGCCAGACGTTGCTCAGGCAATTAGAACAAGGAGCCATCAATGAACGCACACCACCAAAAGATCAGAGAACTGCTGGCTGGGTCTGATGGCTTAACAGTCAAACAAATTCAGTGGTCATTGCAGATTGACGTAAGAACTTTGAATAAGTCCATTAAGTCGATGGGTGACGCATACATAGACAGATGGACAGGCCCACATCGAGGCCAGTGGGCTGCTGTGTGGTGTGTGGTCGAAGTTCCTCAACATTGCCCAAAACCAGATGAAAAAAACATGGCAGCCACACAAGCACAAACACAAAGGGCCAGTGGAGCCAGATCGGACGATCTTGGAGATAGCCAGAGCAAGGGAGTTGCTGACGACTTACGAGTTGAGCAACAAAGACAAAGCCTTAGTGGACAGGCACTTAGCTACATCAGAAAAAGTCTATGGAGAAAACGCAGAGCAGCGGATACGCCAGTGGATGCGGTGGATAAGAAACAATGAACGGGTTGCATGAATGAGTTGGCATTATTTGCGGGTGCAGGAGGAGGAATCCTTGCAGGACATTTGCTCGGGTGGAGAACTGTGTGTGCCGTTGAAATCGAAGATTACCCACGCAGAGTTTTACTGCAACGGCAAGCTGATGGATTCCTACCTCGATTCCCTATCTGGGACAACATTTGTACATTCGATGGGAAGCCATGGAGAGGAAAAATCGATGTTGTCTCAGGAGGATTCCCTTGCCAAGATTTGTCAGCCGCAGGAAAAGGCGCAGGACTTGATGGCGAGCGATCAGGACTCTGGAAGGAAATGGCAAGGGTCATTTGCGAAGTACAACCCAGATACGCATTCATTGAGAACTCCCCAATGCTTACTATTCGAGGACTCGACAGAGTTTTGTGCGATCTTGCCCAAATGGGGTTTGATGCTAGATGGGGAGTTGTGGGAGCAGCAGACGTTGGTGCAAAACACCAAAGGGATCGAATCTGGATTGTCGCTCACGCCCCCCCCCCCCGACAATTGGCCCACGCCAACAACTCCAAGCGGAGGCGGGAATTGCGGAGGTTCTGGAGCGTACAAAAATGCAATCAAGAATGGAACTCATATCCCACATTCAATAAACCCGAACCTCTACGAATGGTTAATGGGGTGGCCGACAGGATGGACAGACTTAAAGCCGCTGGCAACGGGCAAGTGGCCTTTTGTGCAGCAACCGCATGGAGACTCTTAAATGACTTCTAGGCAGTTCTTTATTGCCCCAATCAGGGCATTAAATGACATGAGATTAAGCGACAACTCATTCAGAATTCTTTGCCTTGTTTGCAGTTATTGCAACAAGCAAGGGATTACTTGGGTGAGTCAGAAGTCATTATCTGAAGACATGGGAGTTTCTCGGCCAGCCATTACTAGACAGATTATATTGCTGAGAAACTTAGGCTATATCGAGATAATCAAAAAGGGTTATCGCAATAATCACAGCAACACCTTGAGAGTGCTGTTTGAAGAGTCTCAACCTAATGTTAGTCAACTAGAGGTTGATGATAAAAGCATAGATGTTGTAGCACAAAAAAATGTGATCCAGATGATCAGCAAAGCATTCAACAAGCAGCCTCAACTGGACAGCCCAAGCACAAACAAAGGGACTGAGAGTCCGACAGTTCGGGCAATGAAAGAACACATTCAAATGCTCAAAAACAGGAGTTCTTAGGTAACCAGCAGGTTACCCATGAAAACATCGTGTTGGTAACCATGTTGGTAACCAGCAGGTTACGCTAAACAGATGAACACACCATAAGGTTAACATTTAACTTAATACTTTAATCTTTAAGAGGTTAACCTAATGTCTTCAGCGTAACCAAGGTTTTCACAGCGTTTACAGGCTTGGTCACGCAGAACAGAGTTTTAAAAAAGATGCAGATGAATACACAACACACCATGACAGTCACAAATCGATTTGAAGGCACACAGAAGCCACTGCCCTGCCCTTTAAAAACATGGGTGGCTAGGGTGGTAGCCTGTACACTTCCCAAAGGCTTACAGCGCGTTTTATGAGGTTTGTACACAACGGACAGATTTTTAACCAAAGGAGATAGATGATGGCATACGACAAAAAATATGAAAAGAGAGCTGGCGATGGATCGGCATTTGTCAACGTAGACAAGACAGAAGACTGGCACTATCCATATTCTGGTGAGATTATCTTGCCAAATGGAGATGTTCATTATCTCAACCTCAAACCAGCTAAGACACAAAAAGGTGAATGGTGGTTTCAAATTAAGATTGGAAAGCCAAAGATCAAGCGTGAAGATAATGCTATAGATAATCCAACAGCAAAGATTAAACCGATATTCCAGAGCGATGACTCTGATATTCCATTTTAAATTGCAGCACGAATGATGCTCGAATTAAAGGCAACCCAATGTACAAAACTTATTTGCTCCCTAGAATCAATTACGTTCAGTTGCCATTGAACTTTAAGAGGGGTCATGCCCTCTTTTTTTTGGAGACACCATGCAAATCAATGTAAAGGTTGACATTGACAAGGCCACCAGATTCTTGAACACAGTGCAAAAGGATCAGATTCCCTTTGCAGCCAGCAAGACCCTGAACGACATCGCGTTCAACCTAAGTCAGAAGGTATTGCCTAATAAGACTCAGGAGACATTCGAGGGTGGTGCGACACCATTTACACGCAAGGGCTTTCGTTACAAACGCTCGAACAAACGTGACCTTATTGCCACAGTGTTTATTGACCCTGCTCGCGCTGAATACATGAAGTTCATGGTGCAAGGCGGCACAAGATTTCCCAAACGCAAAGCAATCCTTGTGGCGACTAAGCAGTCCAAGCTGAACCAATACGGCAACATCCCAAGGGGAGTCTTGAAGCAAATGATTGACGATAAAGGTAAGTTCTTTAAGGGAATCCCAAGTGGTCGGACTGGTGAGCAATACGAGGGCATCTGGGAACGCTATGGACGCAAGTCAAAGGGTAGCGGTGAAAAGATCAGGATGGTTGCCAAGTATGCAGACAAGGCTCAATACACACCAAAGTTCCCGATGGGGACGTTCGTTGAGGGTGTGGTCTTCTCTCGAAATGATGGCTATGCGATGAAGTTCAGGCAGAACCTAAAACGAGCGATGGCAAGTGCAAAGTGATATACGCTGACAACACCCCCCCTCCAAGGTACTGTGACGCAAGTACCCTTGCGGGTAATACGCGAGCACGACTTTCGCCTAGTGATAACCCTAACCTTTGTCGGTTTTAATGCACAAGGATGACAATTGATAGTCAACAAAACTCAACTTGCTGAAATCATCGGACGCTCTGAAAAGTGGATTACCGATATGCAGGGCTTGCATGATTTCCCAATTGTCAAGAAAGGTCGGGGCAGATTGGGATCGCAATTCATGACAGCAGATGTCGTGGCTTGGATGGAAAAGAAAAAGGTTGAGAACCTGATCGGCAACCAAGACGCAATCGACTTGGAGGAAGCCAAGCGGAGAAAGATGGCGGCTGAGGCTGGACTTGCTGAACTTAACTTGATGAAAGAGCAAGGGGTCTTGGTTGAGATTGAAAAGGTGGCCAATGATTTTGGTGAGCAGTTGACCAACTTCAGGGCAAAGATGATTTCAATCCCAAGCAAGTGTGCAGCCCAAATCTACACGGCTGACAACACTCAGGAAATAAAGTCTATTTTAGAAGACGCAATAAACGAGGCACTCAATGAAATTAGAGGAATCGGTCAGAACAATTCAGAGGGAGAGTTTGCAGAAGGCGATTCAGAGGCAGATTTGGAAGAGACTGAAGCCACCAACGAAACTGTCGATTTCTGATTGGGCTGATCGCTATCGCAAATTAAGTCCTGAGTCCTCGGCTGAAGCTGGCACTTGGAACACCTCTCGCGCTGAATATCAACGAGGCGTGATGGACGCTCTGTCTGACCACAGCATTGAGACTGTGGTGATGATGTCATCGGCTCAGGTGGGCAAGACTGAAATCCTAAACAATGCCATTGGTTTCTTTATCTCTCAAGACCCAAGCCCCATGTTGGTGGTGCAGCCAACTCTGGACATGGCTCAGACTTGGAGCAAAGATCGATTGGCTCCCATGCTGCGAGACACTCCCATTCTGGCTGGCTTGGTCAAAGACCCAAGGTCAAGGGACTCAGGCAACACGACACTGCACAAAGTCTTTGCTGGTGGCCATGTAACTGCTTGCGGTGCAAACTCTCCATCGAGCTTGGCATCGAGGCCAGTCAGGGTGGTTTTCTGTGATGAGGTGGATCGCTACCCTGTCTCTGCTGGCACTGAGGGTGATCCAGTTTCATTGGCGAGAAAAAGGGCAACGACATTTTGGAACCGAAAAATCTTACTTGTCTCGACTCCCACTAATAAAGGAGCAAGTCGGATTGAATCGGCTTATGAGGAAAGCGATCAGAGAAGGTTTCACATTGATTGTCCAGACTGTCAACATGAGCAGACCTTGAAATGGGGTCAAGTGAAGTGGGAAACTGACAAGCCTCAGACAGCTAAATATGTTTGCGAGGAATGCGGGTCACTTTGGGACGATAACCAAAGAGCCAAGGCCATCAAGAAAGGTCGCTGGATCGCAAGCAAACCAACAGGCAAGATCGCTGGCTTTCACTTGTCTGCACTTTATAGCCCTTGGAGTCCTTTAGAGGATGGGGTCAGAGACTTCCTTGAGGCCAAGAAACAACCAGCCACTCTGAGGGTCTGGATCAATACTTATCTTGGTGAGTCTTGGGAGGAGGATGGTGAGCAAGTCGATGACTACTCATTGTCAAACAGGGCTGAGGAATGGGACACAGTGCCACAGGATGTGCTTTTATTGACTGCTGGAGTTGACGTTCAGGATGATCGACTTGAGGCTGAGGTGGTTGGCTGGGGCTTAGATGAGGAATCTTGGTCAATTGCCTATAAAACCTTTTATGGCGATCCTTCTGCCCCCCACATCTGGAAAGACCTCGATGAATTCTTGTTGCAGACTTATGAGCATGAGTCAGGCGAGGACATGATTGTCAGGGCAACTTGTGTGGACTCTGGCGGCCACAACACTCAAGCGGTATACAAATATGTCCACCCGCGAGAAGGCAAGCGCATATTTGCGATTAAGGGTGTGGGCGGTGAAGGTAAGCCAATTGTTGGCAAGCCATCAAAGAACAACATCGGCAAGATCAAACTGTTTCCCGTGGGTGTTGATACTGTCAAACTACTTTTGTTCTCTCGCTTCAAGATTCAAGAAGCTGGCGCGGGATATTGCCACTTCCCTGTTGGCAGGGAGGATGAATATTTCAAGCAACTGACTGCTGAGAAAATTGCAACCCGATATCACAAAGGTTTTGCTAGGCGTGAGTTTGTAAAGACTCGGACGCGAAACGAAGCACTCGATGTTCGGGTCTATGCAATGGCTGCCCTTTCCCTTTTAAATGTCAATCTTGCATCATTGGCAAAAAGGGCTGCACTTCGAAAACAGGCGGCTGAGGTAGTTCAAACAACCAAACCAATCAGTCGAGAAAAGCCAAATTCGTCATTTGTCAATGGTTGGCGTTAGAATCGTGTATATTTCCCAAACGGGGGGCTAATGGCTAACCTTTTTGACTCAAGCACTGCACCGATAACGGAGCCAGAAATTATTGTGATTGGCAGTTTCCAGCAATGGAAACGCACCGATCTCGGGGTTGACTACCCTCCTACACTTTACACACTCAAATACACAGCCCGAGTGCAAGGCGGTGGTGACGCTGAAATAAACATCACAGCCACAACCAGTGGCACTGACTTTTTAGCCACCATCACCAGCGCAACGAGCGCGGCTTTCCTCAAGGGTAGTTATGTCTGGCAAGCGGATATCGAGCGAAACTCTGATGCGGCTCGGGTGACTGTGGACAAGGGATATTGGGACATCGTTGCTGATCTAAACCTCACCTCTGCTGATCTGAGGACTCATGCACAAATAATGATCGGCAAGATTGAAAGTGTTTTGTCTGGTCGCGCTGACTCGGATGTTTCTAGTTACTCAATTGCTGGTCGCAGCCTTTCAAAGATGTCACTCAGAGAATTGACAGACGCTCGGGACTATTACAAACGAGAGCGACAAAAAGAAATGATTGCTGAGAATATTGCCAAGGGCAAGCCCACTGGCTCAACCATTCAGGTGAGGTTCGGATAATGGGAATACTAGACATTTTTTCCAAAAAGAAATCTCTCAAAAAGCGCAGTTATGCGGGTGCAAATGTTGGAAGATTGTTCAGTGACTTTATTCAATCGAGCAAATCTGCTGACGAAGAGATCAGGCCAGCGATCAGAATCTTGCGTGATCGCTCCAGAGATTTATCCCGAAACAATGAATATGCCAAGCGATTCATTAACCTTGCCAAAATCAATGTTGTTGGTGAGCGAGGTGTGACTGTCCAGATCAAGGCCAGAAACGACAACGGCTTAATGGACAGCATTGGCAACGACCAGATCGAGAATGCTTTTAACCAGTGGTCAAGGCTTGGTGTCTGCACTGTCGATGGCAAATATTCATGGGTTGATGCTCAAAGATTCTTTGTCGAATCTCTGGTGCGCGATGGTGAGGTTTTGTGTCGCAAGGTGCGTTATCCAAACAAGTTTGACTTTGCTCTTGAGTTTCTTGAGCCTGACTACTTAGATGAGAATTACAACGACAACCTACCAAATGGAAACCGCATTCGGATGAGTGTGGAATTGGATCAGTTTGGCAGACCAGTTGCTTATCACTTGCTCACTAGGCATCCCTTTGACGCATACAGCCAGACATTCTCTGAGCCAAGGATTAGAGTCCCTGCTGACAGGATCATCCACTGCTTTGTTGGTGAGCGAGCGCAGCAAACCCGAGGAGTGCCTTGGATGGCTCCAGTTCTAACCAGCCTCAAAATGCTTAATGGCTATAGAGAAGCTGAGTTGGTGGCGGCTCGGGTTGGTGCGTCCAAGATGGGATTTTTTACCTCTCCACAGGGGGATGGTTTCACGGCTGATGACAAGATTGACAACGTGCCAATCATGCAAGCCGATCCCGGGACTTTCCACCAATTGCCAGAGGGCGTGAACTTCCAGCAGTTTGATCCGACTCATCCGACTGGTGCATTTGCTGAGTTTGAAAAAGCTGTTTTGCGCGGTATTGCTTCAGGCTTGGGTGTCAGCTACACATCACTGGCGAACAATCTGGAAGGTGTCTCATATTCATCGATCAGGCAAGGCACTCTTGAGGACAGGGATCAGTGGAAAATGGTTCAAGACATTTTGATCCAACACTTTGTTGAGCCAATATTCCGAGAGTTCTTAATGTCTGTCATGGAGAATGGCGTGATCAACATCCCATCAACTCGGTTTGACAAGTTTGCAGATGCAGCCATCTTCAGGGCGCGGGGCTTCCAGTGGGTTGATCCACTGAAAGAAATGAATGCGGCTGTCATCGGTATGCAAAACGGCATTCTCTCGATGCAAGATGTGGCCAATCAATATGGTCGGGATGTCGAAGAAACCTTCTCGGCCATCAATGCTGAGAAAGAATTGGCTGCAATGTATGGCCTCAAGATGGCCTTTGAGCCATTTGGTGACAAGCTGCCAACTGTTGCTGAAGTGAGCGCAGATGCTTAACTTCTCAAATTCAAAAAGCATGGTTAAAATCACGAAAAATCCGAAAGGAACTATATGAGCGATGAAGAAAGAGCAATGGTCACTGTCATGGTTTCTGTTGAAACAGAAGAGCATGAATTGGCTCAAATGCCTGAAATGGCAGAAGAGCCAGAAGAGGTAGTTTCTGCTGAAACTTCAGATAGTACAATTCTCAATGGTGACATTGAGGAAGTATCCAGCATGGACTATGACGAAGAGCGCAAATCTAACTCTCGCGTGACTCGCAGTGATGCGATGGAAGCCCGAGTCGAAAGCCTCGATGCTCGCAGAGTCTCAATGTCTATTTCCTCCGAGATGCCAGTTGGCCGATCTTATGGTGAGGAAGTGCTAGACCACAACCCTGAATCAATCGACTTGAGTTTCTTGAACTCTGGTCGCGCACCACTCCTCATGGATCACGATCCTGAGCGACAAATTGGTGTTATCGAATCTGTAAGTCTCGATGGCTCGGCTCGCAAGTTGCGAGCGACAGTGCGTTTCGGTAAGAGCGCATTGGCTTCAGAGGTTTATGGAGATGTCGCGGATTTGATTCGCGGTAATGTTTCCATTGGTTACTCAATTGCCAAGATGGTGAAAGAGAACGATGGCAGAACTTATCGCGCAACAAATTGGCGGCCTGTTGAAGTCTCAATTGTTTCAATTCCAGCCGATGTGTCAGTCGGTGTGGGTCGAAGTGCGGAGATCGAGGCAACCTCTGAAGCGGTGGTGGAAACATCACAAATTACCGAAACTTTGGTTGAAGCGCAAGTCGCTGAAACCGAAACCCCAAAGGAAAGAAAAATGGAAAACTCTGTAACTGTTGCGACTGAAAGTCGCGCTTATGACGCTCCTATTCAAGCTGAAGTTGGCTTGACACAAAAGGAAGTTCGTCAGTATTCATTTGTTCGCGCAATCAATGCCATGGCTAACCCCCAAGACAAACGCGCATGGGCAAATGCTGCTTTCGAGCGTGAAGTCTCTGAGGCTGCTCAAAAGACTTATGGTCGCTCTGCTCAAGGCTTTTTCGTACCAAACGAAATCACCTATGCAAAGCGTGACTTGACTGTCGGCACAAACTCTGCTGGTGGCTTCACTGTGGCAACCGATCTGCTGGCCGCATCTTTCATCGAGATGCTCCGCAACCGATCAGTTGTTCAACGTGCTGGTGCAACAGTCTTGAATGGTCTGGTTGGTAATGTGGCAATCCCTAAGCAATCTGGCGCGGCCACTGCTTATTGGGTCGCAGAGTCAGGCGCACCTACTGAGAGCCAACAAACTCTTGCTCAAGTCACTATGTCTCCAAAGACTGTCGGTGCTTACACTGACTTCTCACGCAAGTTGATGATCCAGTCCTCGATTGACATCGAGAGCATGGTTCGCAGAGACTTGGCCACTGTGATTGCCTTGGCGATTGACACTGCTGCCCTATACGGCACTGGTGCAAACAACCAGCCCACAGGTATCAAGTTGCAATCTGGCATCAACACAAAAGACTTTGCAGCCACAAACCCAACTTTTGCTGAGTTGGTGGCGATGGAGTCTGAGTTGGCCATTGACAATGCTGACATCGGCACGATGACTTATTTGTTCAACCCTGCCCAACGTGGTGCATTGAAGACAACTGAGAAGTCATCCACATCTACTGGTCAATTCGTCTGGGAAACTGGCAACACAGTAAACGGCTATCGCACAGAAACCTCAGCCCAAGTGACTGCTGGTGATGTGTTCTTTGGCAACTTTGCTGATCTGTTGATTGGTTTCTTTAGCGGTCTTGACTTGATGGTCGATCCTTACAGCAACTCCACAAGCGGCACTATGCGCGTGGTTGCCTTGCAAGACACTGACATTGCAGTTCGCAATGCGGTTTCATTCTGCTATGGCGATGCAGACATTGCCTAATGTCTAAATGCTCCGAGGGGGAAACCTCTCGGGGCTTTTAATATGAAACTTGAATTCATAAGAAACACAATGACCAGCACTGGAAATGCCCGTATTGGGCAAGTCTTAGATTTGCCAGATCAAGAAGCTTTTGATTTGGTGAAGAATGCTCGCTGTGTTCCTTATGTATATCAAGAATTAGTGGATCGATCAATCGGTCTGTCTGAGGAAACAAAGCCAATCAAGCGTGGGAGGCCAAAGAAAAATGTTTGAGTCTGCTGCTGATCGCTTGATGTACTTGAAAGACTTTGGACTTGATGTGAAATACACAATCCAGAATGGAGTCCCAAAGACTATTCGAGGAATATTTGACAACCAGTTCATCGATGTCGAGGCTGGTGGTGATGTTGGCTTTGCTATTCAGCAACCCAGACTCATGGTTCGCACCTCTGATGTGGCCTCATGCACTGAGGGTGACGCTTTCCTGATTGATCGAGTTAGTTACAAGTCCAGAATTGTTCAGGACGATGGAACTGGCATGACGATGATTGTGTTGGAAAAGCAATGAGCCATGTAAGACAACAAATCAGGGATGCGGTTGTCACTGCCTTGACGGGTCTGACAACGACAGGCACAAGAGTTTTTAAGTCTCGGGTTTATCCATTTGAGTCTGGAAAATTGCCAGCTCTCATTGTTTACACAAAGTCAGAGACATCAACAAATGAAACCCTAACCAGACCTCGCACTCAATTGAGAGTGCTTGAGGTGATGGTTGAGTGTTATGTCATGGCAAACACTAATTTCGACAATTCAATTGACACCATTGCTGTGGAGGTAGAGGAAGCCCTTTATCAAAACATCACGCTGGGTGGCAAGGCAAAGGACATCAACACAGTCGCTTTTGAATCTGATTACTCAGGTGATGGAGAACAGGTGGTGGGTGTTGGACGTTTCACTGTTGAGGTAACTTACTCAACAAAAGAAAATGATCTTGAAGTTGCTGTTTAATGCAGCAAATTTTTTAACTTGAAAGGGGCTTAATTATGGCTACTCATACTGGTTCAGAAGGCACACTTAAAGTGGGTGCAAACACCATTGGCGAGATTCGCAGTTTCTCGATTTCCGAGTCTGCTGACACTCTTGAAGACACATCGATGGGCGATGTGGCTCGCACCTACAAACCCTCACTGACAACCTTCACTGGCTCAGTCGATGTTTTCTGGGATGAGGCTGATGTTGGTCAAATGGCACTCATAGTGGGTGCAAGCACTACATTCTCTGCTTATCCAGAGGGTGCAACTGCTGGTGACAAATATTACACAGGCTCGGCAATCGTGACTGGTCTGACTGTGAACTCATCTTTTGATGGCATGGTCGAGGCTTCAATCACATTGCAAGGCACTGGTGCATTGACTCTCAGCACTGCTACTTGATGAGTGCAATTGATCGAGCTAAAGCCCACTTCAAATCACTCCAAATTAAGGCGATTGAAGTGCCTGAATGGGGTGATGAGAATGGCCCTCTGATCGTTTACGTTGAGCCTTTCACACTGAAAGACAAAGCAAGACTTCAGGCGGTGACTCGATTGGGCAATTCTGAGGCTGACACTCTGGTTGAGTTGTTGGTGATGAAGTGCCTCGACAAAGAAGGTGGAAAGATTTTCACCATCGAAGACAAACCAGTTTTGCGAAACATGGTTGATGCTTCAATTTTGGAAAGAGTTTCAACAGAAATCATGCGAGTTGATTTCAAGGAACTCGAAAAAAACTAAGGGAGACTCCTGAACGGCAGTTCATTTTTTATCTTGCTGAGAAGCTGCACAAAACAGTTGGCGAGATCGAGGAGATGCCAGTTGAGGAGTTCCTAGAATGGCAAGTGTGGATTAAGTTTCAGTCGGAGAGAAGCAATGGCAAGTAAAGACGTAAGCATTGACATTGTTGCTCAAGACAAGACTGGCGCGGCATTCAGATCAGTCAAGGGTGGTCTGAGTGATATGTCCTCCAGTGTGGGCATGGTCACGGGCAAGATTGCTGGCCTGACTGCTGTCTTGGCGGCTATTGGTAGCGCGGCTCAGATCAAGGGCTTAATCGACTCTGCTGACAACATGGTGAAGTTGTCACAGAAGACAGGCATTGCTGTCAGCGAATTATCATCACTTGCAAACACTGCTGATCTGGCTGGTGTCTCAAACGAGCAACTAGGCTCGGCTCTAATTAAATTAAACAAGAGCATTGCTGAGGCGGCATCGGGTAGCAAAGAACAATCTGAAGCGTTCAAGAATCTGGGCATTAGTGTCAAAGATGCAAATGGCAATATCAGGCCAACTGCTGACATCCTTGGTGATGTTGCGGGAGCATTCAGTGGTGCAGCCGATGGAGCGACAAAGACCCAATATGCAATGGCTTTGTTTGGCAAGGCTGGTGCTGACCTCATTCCTTTTCTTAATACTGGCAAACAAGGCATCAAAGAATTTGGTGCAAGTTTTGGTGATGAGTTTGCAAAAAATGCTGAGGAATTTAATGACAACATTACAAAAATCAATCAGCAATTAAAACTTCTTTTAGTTGATGCCATCAATCCACTGCTTCCAGCCCTTTCTAAGATGATTGTGGAGTTTCAAGAAGGCACGAAGTATTCAAGTGGTTTTCTTGATGCGATCAGAAATTTTGGAACAATCAATCCTTTCAAAAATACTGAAGAAAATCTCAAAACTGTTAGAGAAGAGATTGACTCAAACAACGATGCCATTGAGCGTTATAAAAAAGCTAATTCCGACACTTCCTCTCTTGATAAATATAACGAGCATTTACAGAATCGCTTAAATTATTTAAAGGCAATTCAACGAAATGAAATGTTTGCCACTCCAAGGCAAGGAGAAGCAAGCGGCATGGATAGGCGATTTCTTGGAACTGATAAACGCACAACAAAAGCACTGCCAGCTTTGGGTGGAGAAAAACCCAAAAAAGAAAAGGAAGAGGTTGATAAGCAACTTCAGCAAATTCAAAATTCTTACTTGGCAGTCACAGATCAGATCATTAAATTAACAGATGGCGAGGACGCACTGAAGGTTGCTCAGTTTGCTAGAACTGGTGCATCTGAGGAGCAAATTAAAGCGTATGAGTTGTATCTTGATTTGATTAAAAACATTACTCAAGCTGATAAAGAAAAACTTGAAAATGATTTAAAGCAGCAGAAATATGATGAGCAAATAACCAAGGATGCTAAAGATCAAGCTGATGCAATCAAGAAGATTTTTGATGACACTCGCACACCTCTTGAAAACTACACTCAGAAAATCCAAAACCTTCAAGCAATTCTTGGTAAAGGTTTAATTGATCCTGACACTTTCAGTCGGGCGGTTGGCTTGGCAAACAAGGAATTGACAAGCTTCACTGAGAAGGGCAAATCTGATATTGACATTTTGACAGATGCAATCAATGGCTTTGGCAATGAGTTCACCAGCACTTTAACCACAGCTTTTATGGGTGGCAAAGTTAGTTTCAAAGACATGGTTGACTCAATCCAGCGCGACATTTTGAGAATGTTGATTAAGAAAAACATCAGTGATCCAAGTGTGAGTTTTCTGACAGATTTATTTAAAGGCTTTGGTGGCAGAGCTTTAGGTGGCCCTGTTTCATCCAACACCCCTTACATGGTCGGTGAGCGTGGCCCTGAACTCTTTGTGCCTAATGGCTCTGGCAGTATCGTGCCAAACAACAAACTCGGTGGCGGTGGTGTGACTGTCGTTCAAAACATTTCAATTGACTCGCGCTCAGATAGAGCCTCGATCATGGCTGCAATGAACCAAGCCAAAGAGCAAGCCAAAGCTGAAATTTACAGATCAATGAAATCTGGTGGAGCGTTTGCATGACAACCTTTTATTGGCCTAGTGTCAAAACACCTCAGTCAGCTCTTTGGGAGTTAAGGTCAAACACACAGATTTTCACCTCTCCTTTGAGTGGTCAGTCTCAGACAGTTGAGTTGACTGGTGCAAAGTGGTTTTGCTCAGTGGCTTGGAATAATTTGTCTCGCGCTGAGATGGCTCCGATTCAGGCATTGTTTTACAAAATGAGGGGCATGGCAAACACAGTCTATTTGCCTCGATTTGGTGAGACTGCTCCAATCGGAACTGTCTCTGGATCAATCACTGTGACCTCCTCCACAGGATCGACTGCGACTCTTTCCTCATCAAGTCTGTCAATTGGCGATTTTGTTCAGTTTGCAAATTACGAGGTCAAGATGATTGTTGGCAAGGCCAGCAATGTTTTTACTATTGAGCCACCTTTCAGAACTCTGCCAAGTGCCTCAACCTCGGTGACTTACAACAGCCCCTCTGCGATCATGCGACTTGATGGAAGCTCTGTCTCGATCAATAAGACCCTAGAAGGGGTCTATTCGGTCACTGCTGGCTTTTTGGAGGCGATATGACACGAAGCCTCGCGGGTGCGATTACATCGGCTATCACAAACAGCAATCTGACTGTTTGCTTTTTGGTGGATTTAGACTTTTCGTCTGGCCACATTTATTACACCAATGGCGGCAAGGCAATTGTCTATGGTGGCAACACTTACTTGGCAGTCGGTGGACTTGGTGGCATCAACACAATTTCTGAGACATCAAACCTAGAGTCCAAGGGTCTGAGCCTAACTTTATCTGGAATCGATCCTAATCACATTGCAATCGCTCTGGGTGAGAATTATCAAGGTCGCTCTGCAAAGATTTATTTTGCTTTGCTCGATAGCAATCACGAATTAGTGTCTGCTCACCTGATGTTTACTGGTCGCATGGACGTGATGTCAATCAACCTTGGTGAGACTGCAACAATCTCTCTGTCTATTGAACATCAATTGATTGACGCTGGAAGGCCAAAGATCAGGCGATTCACTTATGAGGAGCAAAAGATCAGAGATGCCACTGACGAAGGGCTGCAATATGTTGTGGCCATCGAGAATCTCGATATAAATTGGGGTCGCACTGATCCGACTGGAGCCAATGGGGGTGGCGGTGGCAATCCCAATGTCGGTGGCGATACTGCTGGAGTCATGCTCAGATGAGAAAAGAAAACTGGCCTCGATTGCTTGAGGACTACATCATTGAGAAAAAAGATATCCCTTTTGATTGGGGAACAAATGATTGTTGGCAGTTCTCTATTCACGCAGTCAATGTGATTTCAGACAAAGACTTGACGACTCTCTTTGAATACCAAACAGCCAGAAAAGCGGCTGAGTTGATGAATGAGCATGGCGGCATGATTGGCGCGGCTGACAAATACTTTGGCGAGTCCAAGTCAATCCTCTTGGCTCAAAGGGGTGATGTGGTTTGTTTAACAAATGATGGCCGCGAATTGCTTGGAATTTGTGTCGGAGAGTTGTCGGCTTTTGTGGCTGAGTCTGGGGTGATCATGCAACCCACTTTAAATTGTGAAAAGGCTTGGAGTATTTAAATGCCTGAATTAGTTGTCTATCTAGGGGCTGAGTGGTTAGCGGCTCAAGTAACAAGTACATTCATTATTGGCCTTGCCAATAGTGGAATCTCTGTGACTTTTTTGAGGGCTGCAATATATGCTGGCTCTTTTATTGTTACGACAAAAGTGGCTCAAAACATTGGTTTGATTGGTGGCAGCACTGCCAATGAACTAAAGGGTCAGACAATCAATGTCAGATCATCTACAGCCCCAAGGCAACTGATATATGGTCAAAGCCTAGTGGGTGGCGTGATGTTCTACGCTGCCACCACAGGAAATACAAACGAATATTTGCACACTGTTTTTGGATTAGCAGATCACCAAATCCACTCAATTGAAAAAGTCTATTTTGGGGATGAAGACCTTGGAACTGTCTCTGGCAGTGTCTCCTCTGGTCGCTATTCAGGCAAGGCAAGAATTCAAAACTCTTTGACTGGTGGCACTGCTTATGCTGATCTTGTCACTGAGACTGCTGGCATCACAAACAAATGGACATCGAGTCACAAACTGACTGGAATTTCCTCAGTTTATGTGCGGATGCAGTATGACACCTCGATATTCACAAGCATTCCAACAGTCAGGGCTTTGGTTAAGGGTAAGTTAGTTTATGACCCAAGAACGACAACAACGGCTTGGTCTGACAACCCTGCCCTTTGTATCCGCGATTACATCATGTCCGACTATGGGATGCGGGTCACATCGGATGAGATCGACTCAGCCTCATTCATTGCTGCTGCAAATATCTGTGATGAGACAGTCACTGCCAAAACTGCTGTCACTCAGAAACGCTACACATTAAATGGTGTGGTTGACACTTCAAAGAGTCCTCGGGAAGTCTTGCAAGATATGCTCTCGACTTGCGCGGGAATGCTTATTTATTCCTCTGGCAAATATAAATTAGTCGTGGGTGCATTTTCAAATTCTGTCCAGACAATAACTGTGGATGATTTGCGAGGCGATGTCCAGTTGTCATGCGCTAATGAAAAAGCCAATCTTTTCAACCGAGTGATTGGTGTGTTTGCTGACGCAGACAAACTTTATTCAGCGACAGAATATCCAGCCATTGCCTCAAACGCTTACAAGGCTGAGGATGGCGGTGAAGAGTTAACTGCTCAACTCGATCTAAACTTCACCACAAATATATTGGAAGCTGAGAGACTTGCAAAGATCAATCTCTTAAAGTCTAGGCAAGGCATTGTCGTCAATATTTCATGCAAGCCAACTTGTTTAAACATTACTGCTGGCGATGTTGTTGCCTTGACCATTGCTCAATTGGGATGGTCTGGTAAATATTTCAGGGTGATGGAGTGGAAGCTGAATGAGGACATCGGAGTTGATCTGGTTCTTAAAGAGGAAGACTCAACTGCTTATGACTGGTTGACCTCTGACGCTATCGATGGCGCACCAAACACAAGCCTGACGCTGATTCAAACTCAGATCGCACCGACTGGATTAACTGCGACAAATCAGAACATTACTTTTCCAGATGGAACAATATTGCCAGCAGTCCATGTGACTTGGACAGCGGTTGCATCGGCTTATGTGACAGGATATGAGTTGCAATTCAAACTCAGCACTGACACTGTTTGGCAGTCAATTTTTACCTCTCAAAATGTTTATGACTATGCTGGTCAACAAGAGGTTGCGCTTGTTTATAACCTCCGAGTGAGAGCAATTTTCTCTGACAAAGAAGGCCCATTCTCATCAAATATCAATCACACATTGTCTGGTGATACGACTGCCCCTGCTGCTCCGACAAGTTTGACTGCTGTTGGTTCTTTTAAAACCATTCAGTTGTCTTGGACAAATCCATCTGCTGCTGACTGGTTTTATAACGAGATTTGGGAAAACACCTCAAACAATTCAGCGACTGCCACAAAAATTGGTGAGGTTTCTAGTTCTACAATTGCTCGATCTGGTTTGACTGATTCGACAACCAAATATTATTGGCTGAAGGCCGTTGATTTTTCTCGCAATGTTTCTGGCTTTTCAAGTGTGGCAAGTGCAACCACCGATTCTGCTGGTGCAAGTGGTGACTCAATTGATATTGTTTTTAAGCGGTCAGCAAGTCAACCAACAATTCCAAGCCCATCGATTGGAACTCCTAGTGGTTGGTATTCAGATGTCGGCACTGTCCCTGCATCGTCTGACCCAATTTGGTCATCGGTAGGAACAAACTCTGGATCAGGTACAAACTACACTTGGCAGACACCTCTCCAGATTGAGGGTCAAAATGGTGCAAACGGAAATGACGGATTATCGGTTGCTGAAGTTTCAGTGTTTTTAAGATCAGCAAGCGCACCAGCAACACCTAGTGGTGGCAGTTTTAACTTTACAACCAACACATTGACTGCACCAGCATCTTGGTCGATTAGTGTTCCTGTTGGAACAAATCCTGTTTATATTTCAAGGGCTGTTGCATCAGTTTCTGGAACCACAGGGACTGATTCATCCCTCACTTGGTCAACTCCAACAATTAGTTTTGAAAATGGTGCTAACGGCACTAACGGCACTAACGGCACTAACGGCACTAACGGCACGAATGGGGCAAGCGGTGATTCGGTTGACATTGTTTTCAAAAGGTCAGCAAGTCAACCAACAATTCCAAGCCCATCAGTTGGAACCCCTGCTGGCTGGTATACAGATGTCAACTCTGTCCCTGCATCTTCTGATTCTTTGTGGTCTTCTGTTGGCACAAACACTGGCACAGGTACAAATTACACTTGGCAAACTCCAATTTTAGTTGAGGGTCAAGATGGCACAAATGGCACAAATGGCACAAATGGCACAAATGGCACAAATGGCACAGATGGATTGTCTGTAGCTGAAGTTTCAGTTTTTTTAAGATCAGCGAGCGCACCAGCAACACCTACTGGCGGCAGCTTTAACTTTACAACAAACACACTGACATCACCATCAAGTTGGTCGGCTAGTGTGCCTTCTGGAACAGACCCTGTTTATATTTCAAGGGCTGTTGCATCAGTTTCTGGAACGACAGGCACTGACACAACACTCACTTGGTCAAGCCCAACGATTAGTTTTCAAAATGGTGCTGTTGGTGCAAGTGGCGACTCTGTAGATATTGTTTTTAAAAGGTCAGCAAGTCAACCAGCAACTCCTAGTGCATCTGCTGGAACCCCTGCTGGTTGGTATTCTGACGTCAACTCTGTGCCAGCATCTGCTGATCCTTTGTGGTCTGCTGTTGGCACAAACACTGGCACAGGCACAAACTACACTTGGCAAACTCCGATTTTAGTAGAAGGTCAAGATGGCACAGATGGATTGTCTGTGGCTGAAGTTTCAGTTTTTTTAAGATCAGCATCTGCTCCAGCCACTCCGACTGGTGGCAGTTTTGACTTCTCCACTAACATACTGACTCCACCATCTACATGGTCGGCCACTGTCCCTTCTGGAACTGATCCAGTTTATATTTCTCGATCTGTTGCATCGATCTCTGGCACTACTGGCACAGACACAACTCTCACTTGGTCAAGTCCAGTTATTAGTTTTCAGAATGGTGGAACTGGAGCAACTGGATTAGCATCGATCACTGCTTATTTGCAACAAAGTCAGTCATTGGCAGCCCCAGCATTTACAACCCCAACCAGTGCTTCTGCTGCTCCAAGCGGTTGGTCATTGATTGCTCCAGTTGTTAGTGTTGGACAGGTGCTTTGGTATATCCAAGGCAAATACAATAGTTCTGCAATAACAATTGATGGAGTCGCTGCAAACACAACTGCTTGGACAGGGCCAGTTGCAGCAAGCATATTTCAAGACATTCGTTCTGACAATTGGAATGGAAGCACTCCTCCCACATATGGAAATACAGGCACATATGGAACTGCTGGTTATTACATAAGCAGAACAACTGGCAACTGCTTTTTTAATAATGGTATTTTTAGAGGCGATATAACTGGAGCAAGTGGTTCTTTTTCTGGTTCATTAAGTGGTGCAACTGGAACTTTTGCGGGTTCATTATCAGCGGCAACAGGAACATTTAGTGGTTCTCTTAGCGCAGCGACAGGAACTTTTGGTGGTTCGTTATCAGCGGCAACAGGAACATTTAGTGGTTCACTTTCTGCGGCTTCAGGATCATTTAATGGTGATTTAATTACTACAGGCCAACTGTCTTTAACCGGAACTGGCAATGTCATTGGCGGCTATTCTGTTAGCCAGTACATTTATAGTTCTGCAAGCTATGCCTGTATTTATGCAAACAACACTGCTAATGCGTCTGTAGCTACTTTTTACACAGGTAACGCTAGAACAATTTACGCACAGAACACAAGTACCTTTAGTGCTACTGCTGCAATTGTTGGGGACAACTTGGGCAATGGCCCGGGCATACAAGCAACAGGCAGCACAGGAACGGCCCTTATTGCTTACGCTTCATCAGGCAATGCAATAAATTGTCAGGGTACTTTGCAAATTACTTCTAACGCACAAGTTACAAATTTAAACGCTAACTTTTTGCAGGGAAACGCAGCAAGTGCTTTTATGTTGACCGGAAGCACTGCAAGTGATTCAAATGCCTTGGGAGGTTATAGCCCAGCATCTTGGGCTAGGATTTTTGCAACCAATTCAGGAACTGCAAATGCTGGTGGGTCGGGCTTGAATATCTTAGGCGGTACATCCACAGGAATTGTTGGTGCTTATGTTGGAACATCAGGCACAGGAAATATTGTAACTATTGAAGTTCAAACATCTAGTCCATCTGATATACGTTTAAAAGAAGAAATAGCCGATTCCGATTTAGGCTTGGCATTTGTCAACCAACTACGTCCTGTTTCTTACAAACTCAAAGCAGACCCTAAGCATCAAAAAGGCTATGGATTTATTGCTGACGAAGTTGCAGAGATTATCGACTTGGGTTCATCGCTTGTATATCACGAACCAAATTGGAAAGTAGGCGATGAGAAAGGGTTTAAAACGATTCACTACCCATCTTATATCGCTGTACTGACAAAAGCGATTCAAGAGTTATCAGAAAAAGTTGAATCATTAGAAGCAAAGTTGAAAGGTTAAAAATGTCACGCGAAATAACAATCCCTGCACAGACAATTAAGCAAGAAATTCAATCCTTAAAAGAATCACCCGATGATAAAGAAGTAATTGTCATCGTGGGCATAACGGATGATATGGGCAAGTTTATTGTCCCTCAACAATTCAAATCTTTTTCTATCAATGGGGAAATGTATATCGAATTAAACTCAGCAAACCCCTCTTGGCATCCAGAAAAGCCAGAAGGTACTTTTTTTAATGAAGACTTGTGGCATTTCATCGATCTATTGCAAAATTGATTAAGTTTATTTATTGATTTAAAATCAAGTAGTCTTGTACAAAACCCAATGGTAACAATTGAAAGGAACCAAAAATGGCCTCTCTAATTTATAACTCTGCCTTGAATGACATGGCAACTGGTGCGATTGATTTCGACACCAACTCCTTTAAAATCATCCTTGTGACATCGAGTTACACCCCAAACAAAGACACGCACACAAAGCGTTCTGACGTTACCAATGAGATCAGTGGCACTGGCTACACTGCTGGAGGTGCTGCCTCTGCGGTGACAGTAACCAATGACACTGCCAATGATCGCATCGACATCAACTTTGCTGACATTTCTTTTGCAAGTGCATCTTTGACTGCTGCTGCTGCTGTGATCTACAAGACCACTGGCACTGCTGCAACTGACAATCTGGTTGCATACCTAGATTTTGCTGGCAATGTGACCTCGACAAACGGCACATTTACTGTTGACATTACTTCACCTCTGCGAATCCAAAACTAAGGCAAAAGCCGTGAAAGGTAATCATGGCTTTAGTCTTATCAGATCGGGTCAAAGAGACATCTACAACCACTGGAGCCAGTGACTTTGCTCTGGGTGGTGCGGTAACAGGCTTTCAGACATTCTCGGCTGGCGTAGGAAATAGCAACACAACTTATTACGCAGTCTCGCTTGGTGCAGATTTTGAAGTTGGACTCGGCACACTGTCGGGTGATGGTCTAACGCTTGCTCGAACTACTGTTTTGCAATCAAGCAATTCAGACAACAAAGTTTCTTTTGCGGCTGGATCAAAAGAGGTCTTTGTCACTTACGCTGCTGACAAATCTGTTTTTATAGATGCTTCTGGCAATGCCAATCTTGATCTTAATAAAATTCAAGATGTCCAGATTACATCAGTTGCTGACAATCAAATCCTAAGATATGAATCAGCAACAAGCCTTTGGAAAAATAAATCATTGCAAACATATTTGACAGTCATTGATCGCTCTGCATCGACTGTTCATATTGCAATTTCAAATGGTTATCTGCCAATTCTAAATCGCTCTGGCACAACAATTCAAATCACAATTGCGTGAGGTAAAAAATGACTGCTCGATATCCTTTAGTCATCAATGGAACTCAAGTTCAAGAGTTGCAATCTGGTGACATATTAACTGGTCAAGCGGCCTCCGGTGCTAACTCCGACATCACATCTTTGTCTGGATTAACAACTGCATTGAGTGTGCCTCAAGGTGGCTCTGGTGTTGCTACTTTGACAGGTATTGTCAAGGGTAATGGGACTTTGGCATTCAGCGCGGCAACGGCTGGCACTGATTATGTTGCCCCAAGTGGTGCGTTAGGAACACCCTCCTCTGGTACTTTGACAAACGCAACGGGCTTACCTCTCACAACAGGCATCACAGGTATCCTTCCAATTGCCAATGGCGGGACAAACGCAACAAGTGCTGCTAATGCGCTGACCTCATTGGGTGCTTACCCTGCAACAAATCCAAGCGGCTTTACAAGCAATACAGGCACAGTCACATCGGTTGCTTTATCAGTACCTTCATTGCTATCTATCTCGGGAAGTCCGATAACAAGTTCGGGGACGTTTGCCATAACTTACAGTGGCACTGCGTTACCTTTGGCAAATGGTGGAACTGGCCAGACAACTGCTAATGCGGCATTTAATGCAATTGCTCCATCACAGTCAGGTAATTCTGGTAAATATTTGACCAGTGATGGCACTGATACCTCATGGGCTGTAAATCCTTTAGGCACTGTCACAAGTGTGGCTGGCATAGGTACAGTCAACGGTTTAACATTATCAGGAACTGTAACCTCAACTGGAAACCTCACCCTTGGTGGAACACTTGCTGTATCGGCATCTGATTTTTCATCACAATCAGCAAATTACATCCTTGCAGCACCAAGTGGAAGTGCTGGCATACCTACTTTTAGAGGCATTGTTGCGGCTGACATTCCACTACTAAATCAAAACACAACAGGCACTGCGTCAGGCTTATCAGCAACCCTTTCTGTGGCTTCAGGGGGTACTGGTGCAACGACAACAGGACAAGCATTAACCAACCTCGGGGCATATGCCTCATCCAATCCAAGTGGCTACACAACAAACACAGGTACTGTCACAAGTGTTGGAGGGACAGGAACAGTCAGCGGCTTAACACTAACTGGTTCGGTATCAACAACGGGAAATCTTACATTGGGAGGCACATTAGCTGTTGCCAATGCAAGCACAACTGCAACCGACTTAAATACTGCCTCGACCATTGTTGCTCGGGATGGCTCTGGTAACTTTTTTGCTGGAACCATTACAGCAGCTTTGACTGGCAATGCAACAACTGCAACGACTGCTGGAACAATTACAAGTCAAGCAAATAGCGCAACGATTGCGGCTGCAACTACAAACACGGCTTCAACAATTGTTCTGCGTGATGGTTCAGGGAATTTTTCTACAAATAATATTGCTGCGGTTGATGTAAATATTTCAGGAACAATAACTCCGCAATTTACAAAATCAAAAGTTTATCAAGACTTTGTTTCAAGCAGCACTGCAAATTCAGCAACCACCAACATTGATTTATCTTTGGCGAATACGTTTGTAGTGACGATTTCTGCAAACACAACACTGGCATTTATCAATGCACCTTCTGGCACAGATGTAACTTCATTCACGATTATTACTGTCAACGATGCCACTGGTGGTTATGCCGTTTCATTCCCTGCGTCAGCAACATGGGCGGGTGGTCAATTACCTCCAAGAACTACTGCTGCAAATAAACAAGACCTTTGGACTTTCTTTACTCGAAACGCGGGAACACAGTATGTCGGCACATTGTCCATCGCAAACTTCTGAGGCACACAATGAAGCTTGCAAAAAACCTACAAAGACAGAAAACCCTGTCAACAGTTTTTCAAACAGTTACGTTTAACGCACCCGGAATTTATTATCCCCCATATGGCAGAACGGCTTTTTTATTGCAAGGTCGAGGTCAACCGGGAAACTATGCAAGCGGGGGGAATTACGCAAACACAAACCCTGTAACGGGCGGGAATTACGCAAGTACCAATCCTATAACGGGCGGGAATTACGCAAGTACAAACCCAGCAACAGGGGGAAATTACGCGAACACAAATCCCGTAACAGGTGGAAATTACGCGAATACAAATCCCGCAACAGGAGGCAATTTTGCCAGCACAAACCCCGTGACCGGGGGAAATTACGCCAGCACAAATCCGACAACAGGTGGAAATTACGCTGGTGCGAATCCGGGATCGGGTGGTAATTATGCTGGTGAAAACCCCGGCTCTCCCGGTAATTACTCTGGCATGAATCCGGCTTCAGGGGGAAACTATGCTGGTGATAATCCGGGATCAGGGGGGAATGTATCTGGTTCAAATCCCGGATCGGGTGGCAATGCTGAAACTAATCCATCAACTCCCGGTAATGCTGTGGGAACGCTTTATCAATATTTTTCACCTTATCTTGCTGCATATACAGACTTATACCCCGGAAGTGTTTTTCCATCTTCCACTTACTCAGATAATACAACCATTCCCGGATATACTTATTTTGTTGTTTATGGCACATATTATAATGCAAGCACTCCGGGAAATACTTATTCAAACCCTTACGTTCCGGGTAATCCTAATTATAATGCTTACGTTGCAGGTAATCCTTACTATAATACTTATTTCCCCGGCAACCCTAATTTCAATCCATATGTTCCGGGTAATGCTTACTATAATCCTTACACTCCCGGAAATGCTGTTTATAATCCATATGTTCCGGGAAATATTAACTTAAACCCTTATGTTCCGGGTAATGATAACTATAACCCGTATGTTCCGGGAAATGCCAATATAAATCCATATGTGCCGGGTAATGATAATTACAACCCATATGTGCCGGGCAATGCTAATATAAATCCTTATGTGCCGGGTAATGATAATTACAACCCGTATGTTCCGGGAAATGCTAATTACAACCCATATTACCCCGGCAACCCCTCTCCACCAAGTTCGGTGTTGGGTGTGACTTTGCCCGGTGGAAGCAGTGACTCATCAGCACCTGTCATTGGTTATGTGCCTGTTGTAGTCGAGTATTCCAATTCTGGAACCCCTATCACTGTCCCTAGCGGTGGTTATGTCTTAATTCAAAACAATTAGCCATGAACAAAATTCCTGACATGAATCGAATTCCAGAAATGCACATTGCATTAGACAGCTTCATTGTTTATCAAAATGGTTTTAACGAAGATGAACTAAACAAAGTTATAAGTTTTGGAGAATTAGCTGAGTTCGAAAAAGGTCAAATTGGTTCGGGCGAAGGATCAGTAGTTTTAGCAGAGACTAGAGAAACAGATATTACTTGGATACATCCACATCCCGACACGCAATGGATTTATGAACGAATGACAAACATTGCAGCGAAAATCAATCACGATAAGTTTCAATTTGATTTAAGCCATTTTCAACCATTTCAATATGGTAAATACAAAACAAATGGACATTACAACTGGCATTTTGATTCAGGCCCAAACTTGCCTGAACATAGAAAACTATCATTTGTGCTTGGTTTGGTTGACCCTGATGGATACGAAGGGGGTGAGTTTAATTTGAATGTAAACGGGGATTCTAATAAAGCTCATAGTTTCAAAATTCGCAAAGGGGATTTGATTGTTTTTCCAGCTTTTATGGGGCATCGCGTTTCTCCCGTAACCTCCGGTGAACGATTAACACTTACTGCATGGGCTATTGGCCCAAAATTTAGGTAACAACAATGAACTTAATTTCAATCTTTAAAACACCAATCATTGAGTTTTTTTGTGATGCGCGTTACTTTGGCGTTGCACCAAATCCATGCCCTGCTGGTAAGAACATACCGGAATGGTTCAAACAAATTCCTCCGGTTAGCAAAACCAATAGGGATGCTTATTCAAGACCTTCATTGAACGCAAAAAAATGTTTGCCAATGATTGATGCAATGACCATTGGATTTACGATGCCTTTGGCTATTAGCCAGCACATTAAAACAAATCACGACCTATCACGAATTGAAGTTTGTCCAACATCAACAAGTTTTGACAGGGCTGTTGAAAGACATAGTTTAGAACAAGTAGGTAATGCGGAAGTTTTTGGTAAAGCTGATCCAGTAAAGTTTATAAACCCGTGGGTGGTTAAGACTTCCCCGGGTTGGTCAACTTTATTTATACCTCCAGTTAACAGCGAAGAGGATAGATTTATTTGTTTGGGTGGGCTAGTTGATACAGACAAGTATCCAAAACAAGTTAACTTTCCCGCAAGATGGCTAAAGCCTAATTTTGATGACACCCTTGTTGCTGGGACTCCTTTGGTGACAGCAATACCAATCAAACGGCAAAACATTGATCACATTGTTCGTCAAATGACCGATGTTGATGGCAAAGAAATTGACAGGATAAGACGTTGCCAAGACAGCAGAAGTCATTATTACACCCAAGAATTGAGATGCCCAAGATGATGGCTCAAATTCGCTCTTGGTTTAGCGCTACGCCCGAAATAACATTTCGACCTCATGTGGGCGCTCCTCAAGTTTCAAAAATTACAAGGATTCAATTGGCAAGCGAAGTTACTCCAACTTGGTTGTCTGATCAAAGAAAATACGAAAACAGTTATGACAAGTTTCAAAATTGTCCCGGTATGCACGATCTTATGCAAGCCGGTTACATCATCAACGCATGGGATGACATTAGGATAAAAGCAAATCGAGTTGGAACTGTTGCGAAAATGGAAAAGTCTTTTACTCAACCATTAAAACCAATGAATCCAAAAGTTGTGACTGGTATCGCACCGATTGAAAAAGATATGACATTGCAAGTGCATAAATTAAATACACCTTGGATGGTAACAACACGCGCTGGTTGGTCAGCAATGGTTTTACCAGCAACTTTCCATTCACCTTTTTTAAAAGACTTGTATGTTTATGGTGGCATCAACGATTATGAAAATTTTCATATTATGAATTTTATTTTTTCACCTTTGCGAGAATGTGAAGTTTTTATCCCAGCGGGAACTCCTTTGCTTCAAGTCATTCCATACAAACGAAAATCGCTGCAAGCTGTAACTGGTTCAGCAACAAAGAATGACCTTGATATTTATCACTTTTCTTTTCCTACGCGAGTACGGGCTGCATATCGAAAATTATTTCACCATCGTAAAACTTACCTTCTGGAGCATCAAAAATGACAATTTATTACTGCATTGAAAAAGACACAAAAAAAGTTTTGTCTGCGGGTTATTTGCAAGACACATGGGGAACAATTACAGGAATGAAAGATTTAAGCGAGCAACAAGTTTATGACTTGACTTGGGCTAATTATCCAAATCATGGTTTTATGACTTTACAAACCGCCCTAGAATTTGGTGTGGTGCAAACAGACTTAGATGCTGCAAAAGAAATAGGCGCAGTATTTCAATCAAATGTTGTCAAGGCTCAAAGATTGTGTTTTTTAACAGCTACAGATTGGAAATTTCGCAGCGACCAACAACCATCACAAGAATGGATTGACTACTGTCAAGCACTGCGCGACATCACAGATCAATCAGGATTTCCTTGGGAAATTAACTGGCCCGTTGAACCAGTCAGTTCATAACCAAATAACTTAACCCGCTTCGGCGGGTTTTTTAATGCCGAAAGATTTTATGGAACAAGTAGATACGAAGCTGGCAGTACACGAAGCTGTATGTGCAGAGCGTTACAACAAGATATGTGACTCCCTAGATGCTGGCGATAAGCGCATGACAAAAATTGAGTATCTGTTGTACGGCGTGATCATGGCAGTTCTGTTTGGACCCGGCGTTGCTGCCGAGTTTGTTAAGAAAATTCTAGGACTATAGGAGTAGATATGAAACCCGGCTTGTACTCAAACATCGCAGCAAAGAAAAAAAGAATCGAAGAAGGTTCTGGTGAAAAGATGCGCAAGGTTGGCAGCAAAGGTGCGCCTACTGCCCAAGACTTTAAGCAGTCTGCCAAGACGGCAAAGCCAAAGGGAAAATAATGGCGTCCCCCGCATGGCAGAGAAAAGAAGGCAAGAGTCCCACAGGCGGTCTTAACGAGAAGGGTCGTGCAAGCGCCCGTTCTGAAGGCATGAACCTGCAAGCGCCTGTTAAGGCTGGTGACAACCCGCGCAGAGCGAGCTTTCTCGCAAGGATGGGGAACATGCCCGGACCGGAGCGTGACTCTAAGGGAGA